CATCTCCATGTCGAAGTCGACGTCGAAGCCGCCGTCTACTGGTTCAAACTTAACAATTGACTTGAATTCTTCGTTGCCCATAACGCCGTTTTGCTCTAGCGTTAGTTCGTCGATTGGAGTCCAACCGTCATTGACTAGGTTGGTATACATTTGAGTTTTGTCTTGTGTAGTAATGAACATGGTGAATCCCTCCGGTTAGTGTTCACTAAACAAAGACTTACGACGTTGCGTAGCAACGGCGTCATTCAGCGCCTCGGCGCCGACGAGTGTTATGGGCCGAAGGCCCATGAAAGGGAGTCGCTGATTTCCGTTTTTCCAAAACGGGAAATCAGAATCGGGGATTGCAAAAAGGGGGACATGGGTCGTTCGCAGAACGGGTGGGGAGATGTGACAAAAGCAAAACGACAAAAAATTTTTAAAAAATTTCAAACGACAAAAAATTTTTAAAAAATTTCAAACGACAAAAAATTTTTTGAAAATTTTTCAATGCCTTGCGTCATACTATGCCTATTAGGTATAATTCGGCATATGACGATGCTCACTGAACAAGAAACGCAGGCACTACGCTATTTAGCCAACGGCTTTAGCAAAGCAGCGGCCGCCAAAGCGGCAGGGTTCAAATCACCATCAGTATTCGATAGACAACACGTGCAGGAAGCCATGAAGGAAATCAACGACTCTTCGCTGATGACCGTCAAGGTAACACGTGATCACCTTACACAGATGTTGTTCGAAGCCCACAGAAAGAGCGCTACGGCAACAGAAGAAATCGCAGCTATCCGTGAATTGGGCAAGCTGCATGGACTATATGAGCCTGAGAAAGTGAATCATCGTGTCACTAACGTGCATGTAATCGAGGAGATCGAAGGCATGTCTACAGCAGAACTGCTCGAATTGGCAGACATGAAGATTCACACTCTGACTCCATCTGAGTACAGCGTAAAAGATGAATGACATCCCATCAGCGAAAGAGCTACGCGAGCGCGAAAGACAAGCCCGCGAAAAGCTGATCAACGCACAGCTTGCCCAGCAGACCGGGGAGGTCTATGAGTCGTTCATCGAAGAGCTTGAAAAGAAAGCCGAAGATCCTACCCATGAAGTGAAAGTTAAACCCGCGCCAGCCATGAAACAGGAGTTGGCCCGTCGTGCGTTGGCCAAAAAGCATCTTCTGCCTTTCATCCTGCGCACCACTCCAGGGTACATCCCCGGCTGGGTACACATGGACATCTGCGCTCGTCTTGAGAAGTTCATCAAGCAGGTGGAGAACAAAGAGTCACCTCGATTGATTCTGCAGATCCCGCCACGTGCCGGTAAGTCGGAGATCGCTTCTATCAAGTTCCCTACATGGGCACTTGGGCATCATCCGGAGTGGGACATAATCTCCACTTCCTATGCAGCATCACTGGCGGAAGGTTTCTCGCGTAAAGCCCGAGACCTATTGACTATACCCGAGTACACGACTGTATTCGATACCCGTCTTGACCCGGACGCCAAGTCAGTGCAGTCCTGGCGCACGTCCAAAGGTGGCACCTATAGTGCAGCCGGTGTCGGCGGGGGTATCGTCGGTAAGGGTGCGCACATCGGCATAATCGATGACCCGTTCGCAAACAAAGAGGCGGCATGGTCGGAGACTAACCGCGAGGCGGTATGGGACTGGTACACCACGGCGTTCTACACACGTCTTGCGCCGGGCGGTGGGATACTGCTCATCATGCAGCGCTGGCACGAGGACGACCTGGCCGGGCGTCTTATCAAGCGCATGAAGGACGACCCGGAGGCCGACCGGTTCGAGGTGGTGCATTATCCGGCTATCGCCGAAGAGGACGAGCTGTACCGTAAGAAGGGCGAGGCGCTGCACCCGGAACGATACGACCTGGCCAAGCTGTTGCAGATCAAACGCAACATGCACCCGTCGGACTGGGAAGCGCTGTACCAGCAGAACCCGACAATGGCTGACGGTGACTTCTTCAAACGCGAGATGTTCAACGGGTACAAGCCGTCTGACAGACCGCCGCTCGAGGAGCTGGCCATCTATCAGGCATGGGACTTGGCGATCGGAACAAAAGAACAGAACGACTACTCCGTTGGAACGACCATCGGGGTGGACTACAACGATAACCACTATGTACTGGACATACGCCGTGGACGGTGGGACGCATTCGAGTTGGTAGAGCAGATATTGGACATGGCCAGGGACTACGACGCGCGCATGGTCGGTATCGAGACAAGCCAGATCGAGATGGCGCTTGGGCCGCTATTGGCCAAGCGCATGAGAGAACGCAAACAGTTCATCAACATTCAGCGCCTTAAGCCGGGTCGTCGAGACAAGATGATGCGAGCTAGACCACTGCAGGGCCGTATGCAGCAGGGCATGGTGCTATGGCCACATTCAGCCACTTGGTTCCAGGCCGCGCAGAACGAGATGCTGGCGTTCCCGGCCGGTAAGCATGACGACATCGTGGACTCGGTGTCATGGATCTACTTGATGCTGGAGACTATGGTCGCGCTTACGCCTAAGAAGGCGCCGAAGAAAACAGGGTGGAGGGATAAGCTCAGATCCTCTACCAGAAGAAAGTCCGCTATGACCGCTTAACTTTATAGGAGAAGATAGGACAATGGCTAAGAAAGACGAAGACCTGGCGTTATCCAACTACCGCCGTTACCAGCGCGCCAGAGACAACGGGCATACCGACTATCTCGATATGGCCGACAAGTGCAACCGCTTCTATCTGGGCGACCAGTGGGACGAAGAGGATCTGAAGATCCTTCAGGAGCAGGGTAAACCGGCACTTACAATCAACCAGATCCTACCTACTGTCAACACGGTGCTGGGCGAGCAGGCCAACAAGCGCGCTGAGATTCGCTTCGTGCCACGTAACGACTCTCCGCAACAGATTGCGGACGTACTGTCCAAGGTCATGCAGCAGATCATGGACAACAACAACTACGACTACGTCGAGTCGCAGGTGTTCGCTGACGGTATCATCGAGGAGCGTGGCTACTTCGAGGTGCGCATGGACACCTCCGATAACATTTATGGTGAGGTGCGCATCACATCGGTCGACCCTCGCACTGTTTTGCTAGACCCGGACGCACGTGAGTACGACCCATCCACTTGGTCAGAGGTCATCGTCAGTAAGTGGATGAGCACCAGCGAGATCTCACTACTATACGGAGAGAAGATCGCCAAGCAGCTTAAAGAGACGGCTATCTTATCCACAGCCTACGGCGCAGATAGCGTGGAGTATTCGAAAGAGGACTCATTCGGCGACATCGACCCGGCTACAGACGAGCAGCTGTCGATGATGACTGACAAAGAGGGCCGTACTATCACACGCGTTCGCGTAATCGATCGCCAGTATAAGCGCATGGATCGAGTTCGCCTATTCGTTGACCCCAACAACGGCGACACCCGCCCTGTACCTAAAGACTGGTCGGAAGAGAAGGTGATGATGCTGAAAGAAAAGGCTGGCTTGCTTATCACCAATCGATTCCAGCAGCGCATCCGCCACACCGTCACCGCCGACACAACCGTTCTGCACGACGACTGGTCGCCATACAGTTTCTTCACTATCGTTCCGTACTTCCCATACTTCCGCCGCGGACGTCCTATGGGACTTATTCGCAACTTGCTGTCTCCGCAGGAGCAGTACAACAAGATCAAATCACAAGAACTGCACATCGTCAACACGACAGCCAACTCAGGTTATATCGTGGAGCAAGGCTCACTGACCAACATGACAACTGAGGACTTGGCAACACGTGGTGCCGAGACTGGTATCGTCATCGAGGTGGCGCCTGGCACTAACGGTCTGCAGAAGATCCAGCCTAACCAGATCCCTACAGGCCTTGATCGTATCGGTCAGAAAGCAGCGATGGATATCAAACAGATCTCCGGCATCACGGATGCAATGCTTGGCACTGACTCTCCTAACGTATCAGGTCGAGCGCTGGAGACCAAACTATCACGTGGCATGATCCCATTGCAGGTTCCATTTGATAACCTGAACCGTTCGCGTGCGATCCTGGCCAAGCACATCCTGACATTAGTGCAGATGTACTACACCGAAGAGCGCGTTATTCACATCGTCGATCCGGTGAACCAGGAGCAGCAAGAGTCGGTGGTGATCAACAAGCAAGACCCGGTTACCGGGCAGATCATCAACAACGTGACTTTGGGTGAGTATGGAGTGACTGTATCGAGTGTACCTTCACGCGCCAACTTCAACGATACCCAGTTCGCCGAGGCTATCGTCATGCGCAACGCCGGGGTAATGGTGCCAGATGACGTGGTGGTTCGCTACTCTACGCTTGAGAACAAGGCCGAGATCGCGGATCGCATCAAACGCATGATGGGTCAGGCTGATCCTACTCCGGAAGAACAACAGATGATGGCGCAACAGCAGCAGATCCAGATGCAGATGACGCAACTGCAGATGCAAGAGCTGCAAGCCAAGATCCAGAACCTTGCAGCGCAGGCCGAGTTGGCTATGGCTAAGGCGAAGGACACAGAGTTCGATGCTGATCAGTACCAGTTGGAGTTGCTCAAGATCCAAGCGGATCTGGCGAAAGCTCAAACTACGCTGGACAGCAAGAAAGAAATCGCCAACATGCAGGCAAGACTTGCCGCGCAACGAGGCGATGCAAAAGGTCCACAAGGCCAAGTGGGCCGTTACAACCAAGTTCGTTCGGCAGCAGCGCCGGGCGGTCGTAGTAACTAAGATAGGTGATGACAATGAGCAAAGAACCGTTTAACGAATTGATTGAAGAAAGCGTACACGCAGATGACCTGGACATCTCTGATTCAGAGATGGCCTCCATCTACGAAGAGGATGTTGAAGGGGCGTATGTCGACGACACGCCTATGATGCAGGCCAAGGTCAAAGAGGAAGAGGAGCCGGAACCAGAACCTGAGCCGGAACCAGAACCTGAGCCGGAACCAGAACCTGAGCCGGAACCAGAACCTGAGCCGGAACAGGAACAGACACGCACTCAGTCTATCCCTAAATCGCGTTTCGACGAGGTGAACAACGAGCGTAAAGAGTACAAGACCAAGTACGAAGAGCTTGAACGTCGACTGATGGAGCTTGAAGGCAAGGCGAAACAGGCTGAGCCTCAAGAACCACCAGCGCCTGCTTTCGATTTCGAGACCAAAGAGCGCGAGTACATGGACGCTATTCTTGATGGTGAGACGGACAAGGCGCTAGCCATTCGTCAGGAGATCCGTCAGGCGGAAGCCAAGATGTATCAGGACTCTACCAAGCAGGCGTCGATGCAGGAAGTGCAGAATTTGCAGATGATGCAGGCAGTGCAGTCCGAAGTTGCCCAGATTAACCGGGAATTCCCGATGTTTGACGGCAAGTCCGATCAGTTCAACGAAGAAGCGTTTGGTTTCGCCATGGAACTACGTGATGGTTTTCTTGCCAAAGGCGACAACCCTGTAGTGGCTATCAGTAAAGCGGTGAGCGCAGCCACTCGTGTGTATGCGCCGCAACCCGCGGTGGCTCCAGCTCCTGTAGCCAAGCCCGCAGCCAAGCCGCCCGTGGATAAGGCCAAGCTGGATGCGTTGAGCAAGCAGCCACCATCCATCGCAGATAAGGCGCCAACAAACGACTCAGCCCCTAAGATCGACATAATGGCGATGTCTGAGGCCGAGTTCGACAAGTTGAGCGAGGAGCAGATCCAGAAATTACTAGCGAGTTAGTAATTTTATTGACAGTAGTATGCCTATTAGGTATATTACTGCTAAGCGCATTGCTTTTGGATGCACTCGTCCTTCCTCACGGTGCATCCAACTTTTAGTTAAAGCTGCCTGCGAGCTTCGATCGCTTGATTCATTTTCGTCCGGGGAGAATACGTCAATTCTCTCGGAGTCCTGGCCTCCTCAAAGCCTGTTGTTTTCCGCTAGACGAGCGTAAAAGTCACTTTACTTTGATTCGGAGAACGAATGAAAGTTTGTACTAAATGCAAAGAAACTCTACCGCTAGATCAGTTTTATAAACGTAGCGATACCAAAGATGGATTAACTCAACAGTGCAAGGCCTGCACGTTAGCGAGAGTTAATGCATATAAAGCCGAAAATCCAGATAGAGTTCGGGAGTCACATAGACGAGCGGATAAAAAATGGAGAGAGGCTAACAGAGAGGCTGCAGCTAAACGCCGTAATAGATGGTGTGAGGCTAACAGAACACGGCAAGCCAACAACATTCGCATGTGGGCTAGTCAGAATAGGCACAGACGTAATGCTACCGAGGCTAAACGCCGAGCGCAGAAACGGAAAGCCACACCTCTTTGGGCTAATGCAGATGCTATCTTGGCGATCTACGAACTGGCATACTCAATGTCCTCCGACAGTGAGCAATACCACGTAGATCATATTGTTCCGCTTATATCTGAAGTAGTGTGCGGGCTTCATTGTGAGGACAACCTTCAAGTTCTCTCGGCCGGTGAAAACATGGCCAAGTCTAACAAGCTAACTTACAACGACTCATTTACGCGAAATTCATAAGGAGAAATTAGGATGGCGCGCACTGACTTTACACTACTAACCACAGAGAAAAAGACGGTATGGTCTCGCATGCTGTGGAAAGCCGCACGTGAGCGTTCACGTGTAATGCAATATGCCGGTTCTGGTTCTAACTCAATCTTCCAGCGTATCACTGAACTGACTAAAGATGAGCGTGGTGAACGCGCTGTAATCTCTTTGGTAACTGACCTGCAGACTGACGGTATCATGGGCGACTATGATCTGGAAGGTAACGAAGAAGCGCTGCAAGCGTACGATGAAGTTATCACCATCGATCAGATCCGTCACGCTAACCGCACCAAAGGTAAGATGGCGATGCAGAAGTCTGTAATCAACTTCCGTGACCAGTCTAAAGATAAACTGGCATTCTGGTTGGCAGACCGTATCGACCAAATGGCGTTCCTGACTCTGTCTGGTATCGGCTATCAGTACAACACTAACGGTTCAGCTCGTCCTGTAAATGCTACCGGCTCTAACTTGAGCGACTTGGCTTTTGCTGCAGACGTTGCTGCTCCTACTTCTGCTCGCCACTTGATGTGGGACACTTCTGCTAAATCGTTCGTGGCTGGTGACACCACTGCTGTAACAGCGGAAGACAAAGTGTCTTACGAGATGTTGGTTAATGCTCGCGCTGTAGCTAAAGAGCGTTTCATCCCAGCTTCGTTCACTAAAGGTAACGAAGAGTTCTACCACGTGTTCCTACACCCAATGCAGATGAAAGCGTTGAAACTGGACCCAGATTACCTGGCTAACATCCGCTCTGGTGCTAACCGTGGTGAGTCTAACCCTCTGTTCACGGGCGGTATCGTGACTCAGGATGGTTTGGTAATCCATGAATTCCGTCACGTGTACAACACTACTGGCGCTGCTGCCGGTGCTAAGTGGGGTGCTGCTGGTGATGTGAACGGCGCTCGTGCTCTGTTGGTAGGTGCTCAGGCTCTTGCTCTGGCAGACTTGGGAACTCCTTCATGGGAAGAGAAGACCTTCGACTATGGCAACCAGCACGGTATTTCTGTTGGTAAGATCTTGGGCTTCAAGAAGCCTCAGTTCCACAACATCCAAACTGGCGACGTTCAAGACCACGCTGTTCTGGCGCTTGATACAGCCATCTGATTAGGCCATCACCTAAGTTCGATCCCGGCTTCGGCCGGGTCGTTCCCATGAGGACATAAGATGAAACTTGTATCCCAGATTGATTTGTATATTTCGTCCACTAGTGGACATGCTATTCGCATGAAGGCTGGCGAGCCTATAAATGTACGCGATGAATTAGTACCTATTGCGCTGGCAAAAGGCGCCAAGGCGGTAGGTGGCGAGCAGGACGTGGTTATCGACACTACTCCCGCAGGCGACGAAGCCATGCTCGCTGTAAAAGAAGCCATTGAGGCACTTGTCACCGAGGGTGATCCGTCTAAGTTCGACTCAAAAGGTCGTCCAAAACTTACGGCGATCAAAGAAATCCTTGGTTATCCTGTCACTGCAGCTATGCGTGACACTGCGTTAGAGGACTGATAAATGTATGTGTCTGACATCCGGGAAAGTATCCTACCGCTAGTACCTGGCGTGCCATCAAGCGTGATTGATCTCCAAGTACGTCAGACGCTTATCGACTTCTATGCACGTACTCAGACGTGGAAGTGGGTATCCGACACCGTTATGTTGGTTAAGGATCTCAACTTCTACGATATTGAGACGCTTCCATATACCAGGATGTCCCGTATGTTGCGGGTCTCTCTGGGCACTAAAGACCTGCAGCCGGTAGAAGAGATGATCCTACGCGGTATGCAGGACGAAGGGCGTACTGGGGTTGAGTTCTATTCCGTGACGACCACTGACGAGTTGATGATTGGCCCCAAAGTCGATCGCACCGGCGATGTTCGCATGGAGATGACTCTTGTGCCTACGTCCTCAATCAATTCCATTCCTGATACTGTACTGGCGCAGTACCAGTCTGTCATTGCAGACGGTGCCCTGTACCGTATCTTGTCCATGCCTCAAGGGTGGAACGACGCCAAGTTAGCCGCAGCGTACCGAAAAGCGTACGAAGCAGGTGTGTATAAAGCCACAAATGAGCGTGACAAGGACAAATTCAACGTGAAACGAACTGTAGCCTACGGAGGGTTGTAAGTATGTGGGGAGCGTTAATTGGTGCGGGGATGAGTTTGCTGAGCAACAAAGCCTCAGCAGACGCACAGGAAGCAGCGAATAAACCTACCGCCCAGGAACTGCAGTCGCTTGATCAGGCGCTAGCACAGCATCAGCGTCACACGCAGGTTTATCGTCCTCTTGAAGAGGGCTATATAAACCTGGCGCAGAATCTAGGCGACACAGCGCACATCAACCGTATAGCCGGCGGCACTAACGCTACTGGGATGAACAGTCTTTCACAGGGCTTAGGCGCCATGAATACGTCAGGTATCGACCCATCACGTGGCGCGTATCAACGCGGAGCTGGTGATTTGATCGCCAACGGTATGGCACAGAACGCGTATGACATGGCCGGAGCATCGATGGCGGCGCGTGAAAACATGTCTAATGGGTTGCTCAATGCCGCGCGTATGGGTAATAATATCAATGGGGCAGCAATGGCCGGCATGAATACTGCCGCTAATTTGTCTGCGAATACTGCCGCCACCCAGGGCCAGACGCTAGCCGACTTCTGGCAGGGTGGAATAGCAACAGGAAGGAACCTCATTGATTATGATACGCGCAACCGAAATACAAACTGATACCGTATTCGGATGATCCAGTCCTACAAGCGAATGCCACTACCGAGCGATTGAAATGCCAGGCTTTGGCTAGACAGATATATCCAGATCCGCAGTCGGTGGGAATGCCTAGAGTAGATCGAGACAACTTAAATTTTGCCTATGAGCAAAGACTGAAGGCATCTATAGAGTGCATGGAAGGTAAGGGCTACACCATCAAGCACGAGCTACGTAAGTAATCACTGTAACCCGATGATAGTCATCGGGTTTTTTGTGTAGTAAAATATACCTACTAGGTATAAGAGGATTTCCCAATGTTAGACAGCAGCTGGTTCGGTGTCGCCAAAACCAACGGCACACGAGAGTCTATCCAACAGCAGTATGCTGATATTTCAAAAGATGACTACAACTACTACAAGGACGTCTATGCTCCTGTAGAGAATCAGTTAATCGATATCGCTAACGGAGGCCAGGACGGAAACACCTTGGCCAAGGGTCTAGGTTTCTTCGATAACTTGCAAGGCAGAACCTCTGCCATGCAAGACCGCAATATGGCACGTTTCGGAGCTAAACAGTATGGCGATAACTCACTGATGAATCAGCTTGCAGCTACAGCCAAGCGCGCCCAGTACGCCAACGATGCCCGAAATCAGATGGAGAACTCCAATCTGTCTCTAATGCAAAACATGATCGGTGTTGGTCGTCAACTGAATACAAACGCTACAGGCGCGATCGGCAGCTTAGCCCAGCAATCTAATGCTATTAACAACCAGACAATAGCAGATAACGGTAAGGCTATGAGCAATACCATGGGCACATTGGGTTCTTTAGGTATGAACATGTACAAGAATTGGAACTCCACACCTCAATACAATTCGTGGGGCGCAAACGATTCTTCCTTGTCGGATTTTAATAGTTTCGACGCCAGTAACGTACAAATGTCTGATTTCGGGTGGAAATAGAAAATGGCACAAGCATGGTTTGATCCTTCTCCTATTTTTGATGGTCGTATCGCGGCTGATCAAGCGAACTACCGTGATGCAGCGCTGGCGGAGAACAAACGCCAGTATGACCTATCGCATAATCTAGCGCTGCAGCGGGAAGCTAGACAGGCTGAGTTGCAGAATGCACAGCTCGAGAACTACAAGCTGCAGGCACAAGACAGGATCGCCGCTAACCAGAAGGCGGACTTAGCGGGCAGCATGGCCACTGTCCAGGCAGCGGTAGCAGCTAGAGCAAAACAAACAGGTAACTATAATTTCTCCCAAGTAGCGGAACAGCTATACAAAGAGGGCGATCCTACTTTTGTTGGAGCGTTCAATGACGCTGCGGCTTTAGGCGGGGCTTTCTTGCCGCAGAGCGGTCAGGTTAATGATGGCTCAAAAACATTTGCCGACGCCTATTCCCGCCTGGCAGGAAAGGCCGCGCAGAACGCAGGCGTTGCAGATGCGCAGACTGCATTCTCTCTAAGCCGAGATATTCTAGGCATGCAGAACGCAGCGCCATTTGCCCCTACGCCTATGGGTATGCCCGATTTTTCAACCACAACCGCAAACGTGCAAACAGGCACCCCAACCGGAACACAAAGCATTGTCCCAACCGGAACACAAAGCATTGTCCCAACCGGAACACAAAGCATTATCCCTACAGGCACACAAAACCAAAACTCGCCTAGCCCAATCCAACAGGTAGCGCAAAAAGTGAATGCTCGTACAGCAGAAGTGCGAGGCGAACCACTTCCCGCAGAGGCAGATAATGCTTCTTGGGGGTATAAAGTTGGTAAGTACCTGCACGACCGGGCGGTTGCTTTACCGGGCGAGATAGCTGGACTCGGATCTGACTTATGGGATAGAGCAGGTAAGATCTATGATGTAGCGCAGTTGGCGCTGGACCTGCCTTCTATAGCCAAAGGCGAGAACCCTTCGCAAACCGGGTTTCTTACGGGGCTTAAAGGGCAGACTGCGCAAGACACCTTTAATTCGCGCTACCCATCTATAGCACCTAAGACTGACGCTGCGACTACCCCTACGGCATCCCCTGCAGCGCCGACGGCTCCCGCTACTGCACCAACCACTACGGGCAATGCGCGTACTCCAGCGACTAACGCTTCTACCCCACCCGACACTGTCGTGGATCGCGCCGTCACACCGCGGGATGTACAGCATGTGACCGCACAGATTTCTAAAGGGGATATCTCGTCCGTAGCGGCCATCGGTAGACACGCGCTCCAGCAGCTGGCGGCAGCCAACGAGGATATCAATAAGGCTATGTTCGCCAACACTAAAGGCAGACAGGGCCGTCTGAACGAGCTGGCCTTGTATCGCTCTATGGGACTGGTGAAT